TCGTGTTGACCGAAGCACCGTATTTTTCTTCAGAATACTTGAAAGTTCCGTAGCGTGCCATTTATGCCCCCGAGAGAACCTGTCTTACCGTTGTTCTGATGATCGGGGCAAATTCTCGTTCAACAAATGCGCGATCAGCAAGATTTACAGGAGTGTTTATCTGGATGGTAAGATTCATTAACCCTTCTCCAAATTGCCCGCGCGGAGAAACCGTAACCTTTTCTCCTGGCTCAAGTGGTACTGTATATGGGCGATCCCCTCTCCCAGTACCAGGAACGATAAAAGAGCCACCGGACGCGAAACCAGGAACATCCGCTTGACCGCCCATTTGTCTGCCACCAGATGCTGTTAAAGAACCAAGCCAGTTTACAGCTTCCATATATTCCGCATAGGCTTCTTTGGTTTTAATACCCAAAAGCGCTTCTGGATATGGAACATTAATATTTGGTATTTTTATTTCAGCTATTTTTATTAGAGAGATTGTGTTTATTGCCGAAATGATATTGTTAATAAACCCAAGAATTCTGTTTGTGTCGTTTTGGATCCTTATACTCATAATATCGAGATTATATTGAAGACCCTCAAAAACAGACACAACGATTAACTTAATTTCGGCAGCAAAAACCTTTAGGTTCGCAATACCAATTTTTGCATTCAATATTGTCCCTTCAATGGATTCAACTACATCATCCCAGGTAAACCCCCAGCGCTCTTTGAATCTGTCCATGTCTTCGTTAACGTTATCCAGATCGATCCCAAATCCAGCTAGTATTTCGTGCGCATTTTCTCCAAATGCCGCTTTTAACGCACCTTCAAAATCGCCACCCGAAAGAGCATTTATGATCCCTATAATTCCAGTATCCTCTTCGCCGATGATCTTTTCTAGCCAACCATAGAATTTATCCAGCGATTCTTGAACTTCTGGACTATTGAACCACTCACTTATTTTGGTCGTTAATGTATTGAACATGGGAAGCAATCGCAACCCTATCTCATCCTTCAGGTTCGCAAATTCCGTTTTTACCTGCGCCCACGATTGCGCGAATGTACCCGCTATTTCCGGCATATCCGCCGTGTTCTGCGCAAGCAGTTCCATAACTTGATTGGTAAGAGCTGCCTGTTGTTCTGTTTTTGTGAGATTGGCAACAACCAAGCCATTGGCTTCTGCATAATCCTCGTAGGCTTTTGTTAAGTCTACCTGGATCCCGAGATTGTCAAGGATCATCGGAGAAAGACGACCAATACCGCGGACAAGGCTGTCAGACAAAAAGCTGAGATCTTCTCCGGTGGCAGCGGATACCTTTGCAAGGTAACGCATGGAATCAGGAAGTGTTTGCGCAAAATCCTTTGACACAAGCTGTGACGCAAGGTTGAAGGATTTCATCAAATCTGACTGTTTTATCATGCCATAACTGGCGTCTTCCATAGCCTCCAGCATGGCAGATGATCCGCCCTCAATTGATTCAGTCAGTCCTTCAAACGCGGATTTTATGCCTGCAACCGGAGCAGCACTTTCAGCCAGCTTGAATGTGGCAGTGGCAATGCCGGCTACTGCACCAGCAACCGCCCCAAGCGCAAGACCAGCAGCACTGCCAAGATTTCCAAGCCCCTTACCAACCTTTTGTAGATTTCCGGTAGCCTTATCAACTGCTTCTATAATGATCTTGATTTCGCTCTGTTTTCCCATGCTCTGGCTCTCTCATTTGACCATGCTTGCCAGCGTATGAGCCAGACAAGCCGGTCATTATCCCCCGTTATTTCATAAGGAGGCGTTTTCCATTGCTCTGACGCCTCCAATATCTTCACCCAGTGTGGTGCGGTTTTTAACCCTCCAAAGTAGGCTTTATAGATTCCGTTTCTACTTTTGGGTTTACGCCAGCAGCCTCCTGCACTGCTTCGATGAATTGCTGGCTAACCTTTGTGATTTCTCCCAGCTTCATTGACCCAAGTATTTTTTCAGCCTCTTTTTTGGGAAGGTACACACCGTTTTCATCAGTCATAAAATTGGCGACAACATTTCTAACGCCCTTCACACGACCTTCTTCGAGAGCGATGTATTCGTCTACCGTAACAAGTTCCTGCATGCGCTGACTGTCAATTTTTATCCTGATCTCTGTCATTATGGCACCGCCGACAGGTCTGTTACAACCGTGATCTGCCCTAATTTCGCAAGCGTGGAGTTATATTTCCCTTCCAGTTTGAAGTTCATTATGCTGGAACCATCATCGTCCTCAATAGACGGAACTTCGGAATACAAACCAGCAATATCAATGATTGCGGTCTTATTGCTGTAGGTTGTTCCACCAGTTCCAAATGCAGACCCTTCAATCAGTAGACGAATAGCACGGGTTGTGTTTGCTCGCGCTGCTGTGATCTCTGCCTCTGCTGTCGCATTATGCTCCAACATAAGGTCAAGCGTCACAACGGGCTTTACCTGCTTCAGATACGAGAAATACAGGTTCCCATCTGCTGTCTTGCGCCCCTTGAATCCGGTTTCAATGTTCAGCGTAAAACCTAAAAGAGTGTTGGTAATGAGGTCGTTCCCGAATCCATCCCCAACGGCGCTGATGTAAAACTTTGTCTTTTGGAAAAGCATTTCTTCAACAGAAGGAACGGATAATGCTGCTGTGAAAGTGGTATTGGTTGCCTGACGACCTACAAGGTCCGCAGAGAACATGATCGGCTCTCCATATTTACCAGAGATAGTTAACTTTGTCGCATGGCAGTACTCAACCTCCATTGCCTGCTGATCGTCTCCGCCCTCTACAGTGTATGTTTTTGGCGTAAGCTGTGCCGTGGTAGGAAATGGATATTCATAGATATATCCATCACCAGCCCCATCTTGCGCCGGCGTATCTGTTTTTATACCCATTTCCAAGAAATGTAGTATCTGCTCAAAAGTAGCTACGTTATCAGGAATGGATAAGCTGGCTGCCTTTTCTGGAACGCAGGCACGGTCCGTATCCACCAAAAGACCAACATTCTCTGGAACCATGTAAATATTCTGGTCGTCCTTTAAGAACGCATTTTCCACGCGCAGGATCGTTGTCGCGGCAACCGCTGTTCCGGCTGGATTTTCACGCCCTAGCTGGATTTTACTTAATGAAATCACTCCACTCATTTGTCACCCCCGTCTTTTGTCTCTTTTTCAGGCTTTTCGTAAAGCCCGCTATTAATGAGTGCTTTTTCGCCCCCATATTCTTTTACTTCTTCATCCGTTAAATCCCTGGCGGGAATTTTCACGATGAATCCGCCCCCTTTGTATATTAGCATATCTCCCCCTTAATCATCATACACTGTCATTACGAGAGACATAGCCTCTCGCCTATATTCACTCCCTGCTATCAAAACAGAATCAACTTCCGATCGTCCGTCTATCTCCAAAAAAGCCCAGTTCGCAGTAGAGCGATTATCTGATACGATCTCGGCAATTGTCTTTTCCAATAAATCAATCCTATCCTCGCAATCGTCTTCACCCCAATCCGTCCCATTTTCCGCATATAGTACGAACGAATAGACCGTGAAATAAAATGTGTTCTTTTGCCTTGATGTAACAGCGCGTTGCTCCCTTTCGCTGCCAGAACTTGCCACAACAACAACCGGAGACAATCCGCCGAAATCCCCAACGAGATAACCATAAACAGCCTGCGCAGGCTTTCCGCTTCCAACCATTCCAGCAGTCAACAAGGTTACCAGGGCATCTCTTTTTGTTTCTCGGTTTGTTATCGTCATAATTTTTTATCAATCCTAGCGAATACGATCCCTTCGCTTTTATCCCCAAATTCAGATACTGTGCGATCATAAAACGCATGTTCCCCACCGCGCTTGTTTTCATAATATCCGTATACAGCCGGTCGCTGATGAGTGCGTGGGTTTACTGCGGTTGGGGATGGGAATATCGTACCGCGCAATCCCTTGACTTCCATTCTGTGGCTTGTTCTCAGCGTGCCAGTCAGCACATGCGTTATTGAAATTGCATATCTTTCTGCCTTAGCGGTGACATCCTTGATTGCTTTACCCAATTCTCCACCGGGCTTCATCATAGCTATCTGGCGTTGATTATCAGCCTGTGCTTCCTGTAACCCCTCTATGCTGTACTTATTATTATAACTCATGTGTGCTGTAAATCCTCCACAATCACATGCACGTATCCGCTGGAATCCGCAATAAATGTTTCCAGCAATCGCACAGGGGATTCAAGAGCCAGCCTTATCGTCACATCTTCTGTTACGGGATCCAACGGCGTAATGGATAAGCCCGTCAGATTCTCCACAGCCGCTCCGCGTTTTCCATCGCTAATGGCAGGATTGCGCTTTGTAGATGCCGTTACTGTTGCCATGCGCGAAAATCCATACGTGTTGAAATTGGATTTTACCCATTTTTCAACCGCCTTAACTGGATATTCTTCGCTGGAAACGACAAGAATATCTCCCTCTTTTATGTCAACCATGACATCAACTCCTTATAGTCTTTCCAGCTTGCCAGATCGAAATAATAGTCCATCGCATGCGCGGTATAACCAAATTGCTGAATAGCCATATTAAAGGCTTGTGTATGCGTTTCTATTTCTGCCATATATTTATTCCAAAATCTGACCACTTTATGAGACCATGAAAGCAACCCCCAAGCCCGATATACGCCATGCTCCATTTTCTCTTTATCATGGATTGATCCATCCAAAAGCACCCCGAACCGTTCCGGCTTTTGTGTTTCAAAATAACCGATATTGAAATCGCCACCTCGCAGATCAAGAAGCATGTTTTTCGGATAATAGGTATCTGGCATGGCAAAATAATAATGATCCGCATTGATATAGAATGTGCTTGCTATGCCAGCCCATAGACCATTTGTATTAATACAGTAATCTACCTTGTCGCCAAGCCATGCCATCTGCCAAGAGATCTTTTTTTCCGATGTTACAAGAATAATCTTATCAACCACCTTTGACATCGCCTCAATGGTTCTATCCAATAAGGTTATCCCGTTATCGGTTGGCAGAAGTTCCTTAGGATACCCATTCCACCTTGTAGAATTTCCCCCTGCCGGAACGATACCAACTTTCACAATTCAAAGTCCTCCGGTCGCGGGTAATGCATTTTGCGCATAACAACCTTCCCGCCTTTGGTATTTCCGCCAGCCATCTCGCCTATTGCCTTACCAATTTGCGATAGATTCTCTCTGCGCTGTCCTACCTGCACATCAACCTCGATCGCATAATCACGCTGTAATTGCTCCAGCATTTCCTTCTCAACCCAATCCAGCGCAGCTTGTAATGATTCTGTGGTTACATAGCGCACGTCAGGAAGCCCGGTTTCTGGATTAACAGCACCAATAGAACGCAATCCTGCGTCAATGGCATAGGTGTAATCTCCCTCTGTTTTCGTTCCACTGGCTGTAGCGCTGAGAGATCGATCGGTTGCCAGCCTGGCTAATTTTGCGCTTACTCTGGTTGCCATGCCGGCGCGCGACATAGGGACATGCCATAGCCACACATCATCAATGCGCACATCTCCTGCAGCAGAATTGTTTATGACCTTGAATGTATAGGTTGTTCCGCTTGCCAAACCCAGCTCTATGGTGTTCTCAGTCCATGTATCAGCAGTACCGCTTAAATTCTGTGTGGTAACCGTGTTCCCATTGCCATCCTGGATGATTACCTGACATTGAGTGGATGATAGGCTCGAACCAACGGCTTTTACGGAAATGTGAATGTTGTATTGACGCGTTCTTTCTACGGTGAATGTCTGTGAAATGTAATCACCGCCGGTAGAGAGAACAGCAATACCATAATGATCATCGCCATCGCCAGCGGAGTATTCAGCCCCGCTGGCAGTCCATTGATCGAGATTGTGCGTGAATCGCCCATTGAAAAGGTGACTTAATTCAACCATCACTCACTCTTTTCTGCCGGCTACTTTGCAGGCTTTTTTTCTTCACTTTTTATAGGCTCTTTGGCAGGCTTTACATCTGGCACATCTGGCAACTCCTGATCATCAGGGTCAACAGAATGCGGTTTGCAAATGGGTTTACCTGATTCCTGCATGAAGTGTTTCTTCATCCGTTTTGCTTCCGCTTCCAATTCCTGATATTTCTTGATTTCTTCAGCGGTTGCCAGACGAAATCCAATCTGCTTTAACCTCATTCGCGCATGTTCTTTCGTCACCGTGTGAATTGCTCCGGCGGGGTTCACAAGATAATAAACCTTTTCATTTTCCATTGTTTTTAACCTTTCTTATAAAATATTCTTTTGATTTTTTCATCTGTTCCACATATCCATCCCATTTTTCTCGCCTATGTGGCTCGAGATGGATGAACGGAAGATCAACTGCCGATAGCGCAAATCCTTTTTGCTCTGCGCGCCAGCAGAAATCAATATCGTCAACACCAGCCAATTTGTACCATTCGTCAAATCCACCAATTTTATCGAAAACATCCCGCTGCATGGCAAGTAGCCAAGCATATAAATAATTGATCTGAACACCTGCTCCCCACGATGGGTTTTTATGACGCATTTGCGGACCAACAACAGAATTTTTATCAATAGATTCGATCAGATCTACAAATTCTCCCTGGCAAAGCACATCATCGTTCAAAAGCATAAGCCAATCACCACAGGAAGCCTCAACGCCGGTGTTCAGCATTTTCGCCCAGCATACCGGATCATTGAAGCGTATCGGCTTATAATCGCTTCCCAGTGGATAAGGATTCCGCGAACCATTATCAATAATAATGATCTCGATGTCGTTATGCTTTGGCTCTCTGCGCCTGATGGAGCGCAAAAAAGGTGTCGTGTAATCTCCCCTATCGGTAAATGTGGTGATCACCATGCTTATCATTTTTCCCCGCTCCAAATTCTGGCATGCAAACCAAGATATTTTAACTCTTTGCTGGCTGTTTCTTCAATGAATTTCTGAACGCCTTCCCATCTGTTAGAATAATCGTGAAAAGCGATTACGCCGCCATTTTTTACAAATGGATACCAGTTCTCATAATCTAATTTTACACCTTCATAACTGTGGTCTCCATCAATGAACAACAAGTCTATCTTTTGCGACCATCCTTTGGCTACCTCAGCAGATAATCCACGAATGGTTGTAATCTTGTCGATCAGCCCAAGAGCAGATAGTCGCTCAATGGCAATCTCCAGATGTTTTTCCCCGGCTACTGCATACCGGTTCGATTCTGATACTGCTTCCAGATTATTCCTGTCCCACATATCAACCATATAGACGGTGGCATGTTGTGGTGCACCAGAAGCAAGGTAAGCGGCTGATTGCCCCCTGTAAGAGCCTATTTCAACGATTACACCGTTTTGTGGAACCTGTGAGGCGAGATAAGCCAACCGTTGCCCCTCAAGTTCGTTTACGCCCTTTCCATCAGCATACTCTTTTACAATACGATTGTGGAGTATCGTTTTCAGTATCATAAATATTTCTCCACCCTATCAACAAAATAATTTGGATCAAACGGTTTTCCAATAAAGCGTTTTTTCCACCTATCAACATTTTTACACGGTTGTATAGCGGCTATAATATTCTCCATTGTCTTTTGCGGGTTTTCCAACGTTTCTTCAATATTGTAAGGATATTTTAAGTAGTCCTTATACTTCTCCCATTGCTCGCCCCAACCGGTCCACAGATGATTTCCGGCATGAGGGCGTACCCATTCGCCCATCATAACAAGCGGTTTTCCAAGCGCAACGGCCATATAGGCATACGTATAGGACCCAATAATGACATCCGCATTTTCCATATCATGAGTACTTCCATCCGGCAATCCCTGTATCCATTTCACCTTGCCAGACCGGAATAACTTGTTTTCTTCCAGCCTGCCAAGATAGCGCACCGTGATCTCAATATCCGGTATTTTCAAAAGTGTTTTAAACACTCTGAAATTAAGGTCTGCGTCAATCTGCGGCAAATAACCACTTCCAAGTGGATGGATCGGAGCAAATAAAACCCGTATCTTTCTATGTTCTGGCAACCTTCCTGAAAATGGCTTTATGGGCGTGTATGTCCATCCGGTTATTTCCACTGGCGTTTTATAGCCTATTTTCTTGAGTACTTGCTTGTGTCCTCGCGCTATGGTAAAACTGGCTTTTGTGAACTCCCACGGTCTCCAAATATCGTACATGATGTTTGGTCTGGATGAATGCGGGTATAGAAAAAGAGGGATATTGCGCTCATACGCAATGTATACCTGCTGCCTGCGCCCTGCTCCAGTGGCATTGACATCGTGGTCTAAAAAAACAAAATCTGCTTTATTAATATTCTCTGTGAGTTTGTAGCCTCGTTTTTGCAGGGCAATTCTATAGCGCCTCCCCTTGTGCATGTGCTCGTGCATCCAAAAACGAGGCATACGTTTTTCCTTTAGCTGATTGAAGCCGAGAATGTGATCGCACCAGAAACATATAACTGACCGTCCGGCATAACCAAAACCAGATAGACCGTTTTTGCTCCTGCGGCGTGAGTAATGTTGATGTCGATGTCGCCATCATTCTCGCTGGTCAGCATAGCCGCTTTGTTGGCTACGACAGGAATAAGCAACCCGTCTGTTCCAATGGCCCACCCGCCATCCGGCGCAGTAGAAACAATACTGTTTCCATATGCATCATCGGATAGATAGGCAAACACGTTTACGCGTTCTGCGAGTTCATTCCCATTGTCGCGGTCAATTAATTGTGCGGCTACATTGATGATCGATCCAGCGCCCTCTGCCCCAATTGTGAATACAGCGCCTAAGTTCAGCTCAGGAAAACTATCAAATGTTGATCCTAAAGGCATGTCATTTCTCCTTCAGGGGGCTTTGTGCCCCCTGTATTAGCTGATCTTAGATTTCGCTGGTGCGAACAACCACGCCGTGGTTATCGCGAAGCTCAGCGACACCATACAGCACGTCAACCGTGAACTGCGCACCCAGGTAATCTGGATTGTAGCTCATGGTAACGCGCAAGCCGATGCCGTCCTCATCCATAATAGACTGCTGCACACCCATTCCAGCAGGCGCAAGAGGCAACGGGCGAGAAGCCAGCACCATAGCATTGCGCTGGAAGAACAGGTTTTTGCACTCGGTTGAAGCGACAGCAATCTTCTGGTCAAGGAAAATGTCAAACCCGCCGAAGCGGTTGACAAAAGCGTTCGCAGCCATATTTCCCAGTGATTCGGCATAATCGCGGTTCACCAGCCTCTCGATTCCCAGCGCTTCGTATTCTGCATCCTCATGGAGGACTGCGTAGCGTTGTCCGAGAGGTGCTTTTGCAGCGTTCAGCAACCGGCGCGCATTGCGGAAATCGTCTTCACCCAATGCCGATGTGGCATCAATGCTTTGTGAAAAGCCTGAGTAAAGAGCAGTTAGATCGCTGTCGATCTGTTCCGCCATCACCTGCATTGCCTGTGCGGCATAGATGGAAAACCAATCAGGACGCGCCAATGCCTTCGCGATGTCTTCAAGCATGAAGGAGATTTCCTTGTGCTTGTTCAAAGTAACCTGGTATACAGCATCGTCAGCCTGATTAAGCGTTACGGCGGTTGCGGCTGTTTTATCATATACAGTCAGTGTCCCACCATAAGGGATACTGATAGTCTGCCCGTATTGGGCTACTTCATTATCCCAGTCGCGCGCTACCAAACGCGCCATTACAGTGTTTGCCTTGAGGTATCCTAGCGCCTCTGCAGCAACAATGGTTGGGATGGTATCCCCAACCTGTGTCGTGGTAATGCTTGAAATAGTCATTTCATTCCCCCTAAAACTATTTTGTTTTTAGCACACCTTCGTTTTTAACGTGCCACGCCACGATTGCGCTTTACGGTTTTGCCTGTTTGTACAGTTCACCCTTATTCTTTCTGATCTCTTCTGGACTCATATTATTAATGTCCAGCACGTTTGGCTGCCCGCCCTTTTTACGTGGCGGCACACCAAGACTTTCATCAGGCTTCATGAATTCCAGCAGCTTATCAGCGTCTGCTGCGATTTCCTCCTCTGTTGCCCCCCTCAACCTATCAATTAGGTCAACAGGAATTCCTTTTTTGGAAGCGACCTTCAAACGCATGTTTTGTGCCTTTTCGTCTGCAAGTTCCTGCTCGCGTTTCTCCGCCAGCGTTTTCCAGTCCTCTTTTTCCTTAAGAGCCTTGTCGTCTTCTTCTTTTTTCTTGCGCTCTACCTCAGCCAGCCTGGCTTCCAAATCCTTGTTCTTGTCATTGACTTCCTTGAACCGCTCATACGGTATGGTTTGCAGTTCAGGCTCTTTCTTAGGCTCCGACTCCAGTTTTTGCGGTTCTCCACCAGCAGGCGGATCATCCGGCGCAAATAAAAAATCCTTGTTAAGTTTCACGATACCCCCTTCGTTTTTTACGCCCTACGCGGCGATTGGTTTACAAGTATATTGTTCACTGGTAAATATTATACCACATTATCTTTTTGATGTGGCACTGGATGGACGAATTATTGTGCGTTTTCCGGTTTCTTCACGCGCTCGTAATTCTGCCCTGGCAGCAATCACCATTTCGGATGTCGGAACTCCCCTGCTTTCCATGCGCTCTGTATACAATGCCTGTGCGGTGCGACAATACCAGTGAAATGGAGGATTATCAATCTTATCCGCAAAACGAGGTTCTCCAACGAGATGGAATGGCTTATCCAGTGGCTGTATTTGACCATGCACCCGCAGACAACAATCGGTAGTTTTTTCATCAACGGTTGCAATCGCCTGTTTTTTATATACCGTCTGTGTCATGGATTGCATCTGGTTGTATACAATCGTGCTTGCCAGCATGGAAGCTATCCACGATAGATTAGATGTTTGCCTTTCCATCGCAGCATTTGACAATCGCCACACAGAAGCTCGCCCATCAGCGATCGATACAGAAAACAGCCGGTCGATAGCCTGTTCTATGGGTGCTCCTGCCACTATAAGGCGCGTCATGTTTATATCCATGCTCTGCGCCATATCGTTGACCCACTGCGGGATCTCCTGTAATGTAGTTTGATAAACCTGCATACGCGCCGGTTGGGTTACGGCTATGATCTGACTGGTTTCTACAACATCTTCACCGACCTTTTTAAGTTCTTTCATTTGAAGGTCAAGATTTTTGATGACCGTATCATCAACGGATGTGGTAATATCACGCCCAATCTTCGCGGCGCTGCGACCAACAGTATCAATTTCATTCCTTAGCAATCTTGACGTAGTGTAGTTTATGCCATTGCGCGTCAGAATATCAAGCATCGATCTGCGCGCTTCGTTTTGGACCCGCCGAATATCGCGCTGATATATGTTCTCGAGTTGCACCATTTTCCTGATAAACCGCTGCGTATTGCGAATGTCAGGCATTTTCTAATAACGTCCCCTCTTGCAATGCTTCCTCAACTTCTCTGAAATCCCATGCGCTGTGAATGATAAGTGTAAAAATATCATCCAGCTTTTCAATCTTTGGCTTACACCGGCAACGCTGTGATAATATATGAGTACGCATGTCGTTTATTGGAGCAACGTGTATTTCCCCGTTCTCTAGCAGGAAATTACCCCATCCATCACTCATTCATTCCCTCTTGCTTCGCAACCTGCATGTTCTCAAGTTCCAATCTTGCCAGTTCCAATTCTATCTGCTCACGCGGGTCTGGCGGGATAATGGCGCGATCTGTTTCAAACCTCAATTCATCATCATCAAGAATAGCAATTTCTGGTAAGCCCATCGTGCTAGCAGCGCGTCCCGCCATTCGTAAGGCAATCGCCAATCCCTTATCGTAATTCGGTCGAATCCGTTTGATCTTCAGGATAAGCTCCATAAGTTGCAATTCAACAGTCGCGGTAGCCACCTGATCTTTTGACCGCAACTCATCGAACGCCAGTTCCGGCAATGATTCCCGCACATTCCCAGCAATTTCCTTAATGAAATTCAGAACGCCATCAATATCAATGCCTGGCACAAGTGGCTTTACGTCTGTTCCAGCAGGGAAGAACCACACTATGTCAGAAGAATGCGCGAGATCTGTCGGGTCAGCGCCCATAACAGCCCATTGTGCGTCAGCATTCTTTTTAACAATGTCAGCCAGATGTGACGCCATTTCGTTCACCTCATCCAGTAGGGGAATGGATTTCTGGAATGTGGCTTCTCCGAGAGGTTTGCCGGTTTCTATATGCCTTACTTCCACATAAGGCACGAATCCCAGTTCATTTTTATATTCCGGATCTCTGCCATCAAAACCGGTAAGCACCCCGTTTTTGTATGTGCGAATGTTCTCCGGCGTAATGACCTCTGCATATTCGTACTCTTTTCCTTCGCTGTCGTTTTTCTTTTCCACCCATAACGCCATACCAACGCTGTCGGCGTACATGCTATCGGACACCAGCATGAAAAGGCAAGGGTCTACGGGCTGGATAATGACGCGCCTTTCTTCTTCTCGAATATCAGCAATCCGCAAACCACTTACCCCGGATTGTGCTCCGTAATGTACATAAAGCACGCCGTCCGTGTCCCAGTTCGACCAATCGAAAACAGTATCAATGGCTTTTTTCCATTGTTCTGATTTTGGCTCATCCTCTGGTAGTTCCCACCCAGCGGGGACCATACCGGTATCTACATCAACCGCCCGGGAGAGCGGTAAATATAACGGTTTTATGCCCTTGTATAGCCGCGGGGCTAAGAATCCCAGGCTGGTACGTAATTTATCTGTGTAGATGCTGCCATCATAATAACTGGCTCTGCGCCGCAGTTCACCTGCACGCGACTCCCATGCTTTTTTGTATTGTTTGAACTCTTCCAGCTCGAATATGCTTTCACTCATTTGTCCCCCTGTTCATCCAGCATTTTTTCTATCTCATCTTCAGTGTGCGCTGGAATCCACGTATCGTTTTCTTTCTTTGGTGGCTTATACCAGTCAACCGCCTGATATTTCGCCTTGCTGCTTATCATATCACGCTCATAAGCGTAACGCAGTGCGTCTATCAAATGATTCATTTTATCCACTGGTTGCCTGATCGCGTTTCCGTCTTTATCCTCTTTCCACTTGTACTGTTCGATTTCATTGCGTGTGTTCACGCACTTTTTGTCTATGATTATGTTCTGTTGTTGCAACCACTGTATCCCAAATACAACGCTGTCCTTGCCCTTTTGTGCTGCCCTGGCATTTACTCCATGCTGCCTAAGTTCAGCAATTGATTTTGGTTCTGCACTATCACAATAGATAACATTCCGACCAACCATGCGCAGTAATTCGACGGCAAGAATGTCATTCGTTAATCCAGTCTCATATAGTTCGTTGAAAATGTAAATGGTCTTTCTTTTTTGATCATAGTGGCTACTTAATGCTCCGGCGGGGTCAGTTGAGAAACCAAAGTCCAATCCATTGCGCGTGTTCGTAAACTGATCTTCTATCTCGGATAGGTCAAGAACCTGCCAATTCGCGAAGATAACATTCCCAAGCACACCCCAATTTCCCAATGTATATACATTGTAGAAATAGGTATCTTCTTCGTTTTCCAGGTCATGTATATCTGCGTCAGTTAAAAATCGGTTGTGTATATACCACGTCTTCAGAATTGATAACTGACCGTCATTGTACTGTGTTTGATCGTCCGCCCAATTGATAGGCACAAAATACTTTTTGTAAATCCAGTGGCTTTTCAAGATCGGGTTGAACGATAAAATCATGCGCTTGAGAACGTCATTCCTACCACCGCGTTGCCTTTTGTAAAGGTTCTTTACTGTCTTGTCATCACATTCCGTGGCTTCTTCTATCCAGATGTCAGTAATGACGCCCTTTTGCGGTACGATCGATTTGATCTTTTCCGTATCATCAAGACCAACAAAATAGATCTGATAACCATTTTCACACGTGATTATTAGATCTGTTTTATTGATATTGAATAAATGGATAATTCCCCAGTCTGCAATAACCTTGCAAATTTCATTGAACACAGACTTGCGTATCGTCCTGCCAACCGCACGGCATACAAGATAGTTTCTACCACCATGCAGAATATCATAAATGGTACGCTGTGCCAGAAATACAGATTTTCCGCTGGATGATCCGCCATAGTAAATTTGCGTTCGCGCGTATTCTTCCAAATATGGCAAGTAAGCGGTATTAAATATTTTAGGATCGATCTCAATCCTCATCCCCGCTCTTCAATGTTACGAAAATCTTATCTCCCCCAGTAGTTAAATCCATTGCCTGTTTTGCCTTACCCAACTCCGCCTCAATAATTTCTGTTGCTGCAGCCTGCCGAATGCGCTCATCATCACTATCAAGAGCTGCCAGTTTTACAGCCACCGCTTTCGCCAGGGCTTTTTTCCGCATTTCGCGCGCCGACTGTGTAATATCCAATGCCAGAGCCATAATAGCTTCATCAACCTCATCGCCCCAGTTATAAACAGAATTTGGATTCAACCCAATCATTTTTGCTGCTTCTTTTTTGCTATTGCATTCCTGCATAGCCACAACGAAGCGCAGTTGGTCCTTGCTCAATTTTTTGAAAACATCGGAAAAGTTAACATTTTCTAATGTTTTTTCGTTTCCCCCTGATGTCATTTTAGTAAATAGGCTTGCCCCCTCCCTTTTCTGGTATTTTCGGAATTGCCTCTATTTCCAGCACTGCCCCTTGCCGCTTCGCCTCTGCCAACTGTGCCATTTGCATTGTGCATGTTTCCGGCAGGTCAAGCGTTACACGCACTGCCATCGTGTTGGCCATCTGCTGAACCTTGATTATCTCGGCAGCAAACCGAATAGGCTCACTCACCGTACACCTCGGCAGGGAAGTCAGCGAGATGGTTCATTGTATTTACCCATTCTCTACCCTCACCTCCGCCTCGTTTCCCTCGCTATCCTCCACCGTTACCCGCACGTAGTCCTCTGCTGGAATGTACGCGCCATACTCGCAGTCGTGACCCTCGCATACGTGGTAGCACTTGCCGCACTCAGGGCAGATGGCGTAGGGGTCGTTGGTCATGCGGCGTCTTTGTCCTTTTCTGCAACCCGACCGCACATTTGTACAAAATCACCATAATTGATTTGCTCTATTACCAATTCTTTTGGTGATATGACCACACCTGTTGGTGGTTTGATAAACGTCATACTCTCCCCAGATTCTCTTCTATCCACCTACGGTTCGCCCGTGATAGCGACCAGATGTTTTTCTTAATGCGGTTCTCTTCTATCTTCTTTATGGTTATTTCTGTGTTGGTGAATTGGCGTAATTCTTCTTCCGTCCCCATCCACCAGTTACCATCCATTGTTGGGCAGCCGGAAATCTTGATCTTATCCGTAAACTGCCACATGATAATATTGTCTTTGATCTTCGCCGTCCAACGATCCATCTTGACGTTGTACTGTGCCAGCCAAAATGGATAGTCCCTGCCATAGTCTGGGTCACCTGCATAATATGACCACCAGGTAGACGTTGTGTAGATAATGGGTTGACGACCAGAAATGTCTCTCATCCCTTCGAGCATAACCCGTATCTGCCTCGCTATCTCCTGCGCGGTCTCTGTATCGTACGCCCACCGGAACATGCCATCGTCAGCCTCACAATCCAAAATTGGCGGGAAGTCATGTTTGCACTTTTTGTAGAGTGCCTCAAAATGGCGCAACTGTTTACTGTTGCCTACCTTCGGATGATAGAAAAAATAGGATCCGTGCGGGATGCCGGCTTTTTCCAACGCCCGCATGTTGGCAACGTAATAATCATCCTCGTAGTATGGGTCTTTGTCAGCGCGCTTCTCATAGCCGGACACATACTCGCCAGCCTTGACGATAGCGAATGACACCCCACTATCGATCAGTTTCTGTGGGTCAACGCCCGCCTGCCAGTGAGAGTAGTCTACCCCGAGAATTTGTCCCATTACCACCCCTTCCAGTTACATTCCCTCTCTATTCCAGCCAATCCCCTTTGATGTGGGTCTTTCCATGCCCGCCGGCGCGTCTTTGATAGACGTCTTTTACAGAAACGAGCAACGCCTATACTGCACCATGTCCCCGTAAACGATAGATACGGGTACTTCTCGCGCAATTTTTGATATGCTCTACGTCCCATAAAGCGCCCCTCGCGGGAGAGCTGTCCCCCTCATGGAAACAGCCCTCACCGCAATCGAAAGGAAGGATGGAAGGATGAATTATTTAGGACTGATGGCATACGCCGACTGGTTAGCGATCATCGCCAACACAAACGCCCGTACTACCTGTACCCAGCCATCGGCAGCAGTGCACATGCCGGCTACGTCAGGCGCGATCTTGACTAGCAGCCCACCGCAATCCAGTGCGAACATACCACCAGCCACAAGAGCCAGCATACACAGCATGATAAGGCGCTTTTTATCTCCAGCCAGCTCGCCGTACCACGCCGATAACCCGGGCAGGTACGAGAACAGCAACGACAGCACAACGCCCGCTACACTAACTAATAGATCAGATGTCATTTATGATCTCCTTTTTGATGATTATACCATGAAATTTCCACCATTGTTTCTCATTGATAATCAACTCCATCGTGATTAACGTCATATAAAAATATGACATTTGATGTTATTGGTGGGATTGAGAACCTAGAATATGCGGGCGAGGGAGAGTATCGGCAAGTACGCAATGGGCTCAACGCTGACCCACTCCACGAAATAGGCGGTTGGGATGGTCACATGGATGATCCACAAGACGAGTACGATCATCTAACATCATACGAGTACGGATGGCAAGTAGTGTGTGATGATGGTACGCTGTATCCTGATCGCATGGGTGCTGCAGCATATCATTATTTCGGCGCCTCATATATCGCTGCCTCTGCTCTCGGATCCATCAAAACCGAGAAAAAAGCAGCCGCCTCCCGCGAAAATGGGAAAAAGGGCGGTCGACCTAAGAAAATTGCCCCTTGACAACAATACATTATGTGTATATAATATGCCTATGAATAAGAAACCACATAATTTTACCTTGTCAGACGAGGCAATCGCATTGCTGGCAAGGAGGGCGGCAGAAGAGCACCGCTCCATGTCAAGTCAGGTCGAACACCTGATAATGGAAGACGCCAAATACGCGCGGATCCCAATTGTAAGCAGAGTAGATGATGGCGCCGACGTGAAATATCCGAGTCAGGAGGAGTGATGGGCAAATATAAATGCACCACTGAACGCCAGTGGGAAATGGATTTACAACGCTGGGAAGGGATAGTAATTGATCCAGAAGGAAAGGTTTTTCACACCGGTTATCTCCGTGTTACAAAAAAGGATGCATTACAGGATGCAAAACGATTAGCTGAGGAACTGCAAAACGGCGTTACCGGAAGATAAAAATATTGAAGGATTTTGCGCCATATAAAACTGGAGGAGAAAATGGACACAGCTCAAAATATCAAAAACAGGATTGTCCCTGCTTTCCCGTCAAGCCCAAAACATTGCCCCAAATGCGGTAGTCCGCTCGAAGAATTTGACGAGCCGGAGTATCACGTAATCCGTGGCGGGAACGTCTGCACAATTGGCGGCGGGATAACGTACTCGTGTCCAGTCTGTGAGATTGAATGGGCAACACATTTAATTCCCGACCACTATCTCTACGATCCGGATTGTTATTGGTGTCCCGAGTGTGGAAGCGAGGAAAAGCGCGAGACAGACATTATAGATCATCCAAACGGACGAACGATAACATACTGCTGCGCGAATTGTAAAAACACATTTCACATTCACGAAAGATACGAGGGATAATAAATGATTGATCTGATCGAAATACTTTTTGTTGTAGCCGTAATCATAGTTTTTGTATACCTGGCAATCGGTTATTCCATCCCCAACGATATACCAGGGGATGAGGATGAAGGAAAGGAGGAATGAGCGATGAAATACTTATATCTTATATTGGTTACTTTGTGGTTGGCGGATTGGATTTTTGTAATGGTGTCAGGAGGTCTGTTTATTGATACGTTGCCAATCTTAGCACTGGTCTTTGCAAATCTTGATCTATTTATACATGAGCTTCGGTGCAAGTAGTGTGTTAAGAAAAAAAGGAGCGCAGAAATGTCAAACCGTAGATTTTGGGTGGTTGTCAACAAGGATTTCCCCACGCGAATTACATATAAGCATGATAGTTTTGAAAGTGCTGACAAGGAAGCAAAGAGATTGGCAAGGCAGGAACGTGGTTGTGAATTCGTTGTTATGAAGGCACAGAAATCCTACAGGATCAATGATCTTGTAGAAACAATATTTGTGGATATGCTTTTCTAAAGCAATAGATATATGGAAAAGTTCCAGGCTGCGAACTATCTCTGGAGCGCGTGAATATAAGGCGGCATAAATAAGCGCTCAGTAGAACCTTAACATAGCAATTACTGGCTACCGAGAAAAGCAGGTAACTGTAGCCAGTTTTGCAACGTGTGGCGGCGTGGTAGGGACACGCAACAGACGAGGAAGGGCAACTCCGCGGATTACGCAAATAGAGAGCGCAAGGCAGCCGAAAACCTAATCGGTGCGGGAATCCAATAGCCTATCAGGTGACATAAAGGGAAGATGCTGGACACCAACCCTGAACAAATCCTGACCACACTAAATAGGGAGAAGGGACTATTGCCCTTCTCCCACAAATAGAAATGGAGGAACGGATGGAAAATGAAATTATTGAAGTAAAGCATGAAAACGTGGCACTTGGTTCACTCATGACACAATCACCAAATGATGTCATTGTTGTGGCAACTGGAATAGCAGATGAATTAGCCAAAATCATTAAGCAAAAAAAACTATATAAACATATTGGAACTAAAGATTACGTGGTCGTTGAGGGATGGAATACACTAGGCGCTATGTTAGGCGTTACCGCCAGAGAGCGCATGGTAAATACAATTGAAAACGGATGGGAAGCCTACGTAGAATTGATCCGCGTTTCTGACGGTATTGTAATTGGTGGGGCATCTGCAATTTGCACACGGGCAGAACGCAACTGGAAAGACCGAGATGAGTTTGCGGTACGTTCCATGACCATTACGCGCGCAACAGGAAAAGCATTCAGACTATCGTTCTCATGGATTATGGCTTTGGCAGGCTACGAACCGACACCAGCGGAAGAAATGGACGGTGTCGTAATCGAAGGTTCATTCAAGGATACGCCAGAAAAGCCAGTAAAAAAACAGTCAAAAGCCTCTCGTCCCCTATCTCCAGAGGACCTAAAAGCCATGATCGAGAAAAAGGCAGAGATATACGGCGAGCGCATAGCCTCGCAGCAACAGCGTGGGCTCATGGTTGCTATGCTGGAAGCCTGCTATGCCGGCGATGGTGCAGATATGAATCGCCACGAAGTGCTCCGGTACCTGACCGGTCAAGCGTCATCGAAAGACCTACGCGGGCAGTATGTTATCGCCTTGCTGGACTGGCTGAAACCAGAGCAGGACGATGGCGGGCAGTACAAACCAGATCCAATGGCAGCGCGCGAGGCGCAAACCCTACTCACGGCAGCGCGCAAGGACGCAGGGCAAATGGAACTAGAGAATGCGGGATAAATCCCGATTCATTTTTCTCATCCATAATGGGGCAGGTCGTATGCCTGCCCCGAGAGGATCGTTTAGTTTTGATAACTGCAATTATCGAAAGCGAGGAATGATGGAAAATAAAGCAATTATCGAGCAGGTAATAAACGATTCCCAATTCAACATGCAGGTAGAGCAACTGCGCCAAAGATATGCCAAAGGCGCATATATCTGTGCTGGTGACGTGTTGATTGTTCAGGAATTGGCGCGCAGATATAGAAATTTGATCAATGCGCTAAAAGTAAACAACATCGGATAACTCTCCTCCTTATCAAGGTGGCGGACTGACCACCCGCCACCTAAAGAAAGGAATTATGACAAAACAATTTGACCATACTAACCGAGAGCAACGATCGGTAATTACCCCTGATGGTCGTGGGTGGCTTTCCACATACGATCCAGACACTAAAAAACATGGCGTACTAAGGGGTATGGTATCTCAATGTCCTAACGAAAGCGCATTACTGTAATAGGTGTGTTAGATTTGTGAGGAAAAATGCGAAAAAACTACCCGAACAATGACCGTGAACTAGACATTGTCATTAATACCTATAACGCTATCACCAACCATAAAGGCAAAAGAAACAGGATTACCAGGAAACGGCTTCGAGAAGAGGTTGACGCAAGCCTTTGCTATGGAACCGTCGAGGACCGCGACATAAGAAATGCGATCGAGTATCTGCGCAACAAAACGGTCGAGGGTTCGCTGATCCTCTCAACATCCGGCAGTTCCGGTTACTGGATAGCCGAATCGCTGGATGAGTTTATGAACTGCATCCAGGAAGATCGCAGCAGGGCATTATCGATTCTGGTACGCGTTCACAAGCAGAAAAAGGTAGCGCGGAAAAGGTTTGCGGATCAGGAGAAGTTACCACTTTTTGAGTTTGTGGAGAATTTCGAGATGGTGGAATAATGCCATATCAAGACAAAGTAGTATTGGGTGATTGCACTTTAATACTTGGCGACTGCTTAACTGTGATGAAGGATATGCCAGATAAGTCTATTAACTTGATATGTACTGATCCTCCCTACAATATTGGAAAAGCAGAATGGGACAAGATAGATAATTATATCGAATGGTGTGGGGAATGGATTACAGAGTCCCAGCGTGTTCTTAAAGATAATGGCTCGTTTTATTTCTTTCATAACGATATGGAGCAAATAGCCGACTTGATGTTATGGATTAGGAATAACACGAATTTTATTTTCAAGCAATTCATAGTTTGGAATAAACGGTTTGGCGGCGCAAGCAATAAGGGATTTTTAGACGGGTTCGTTGTTCCAGAAGGGTTACGAAACTATCAACAAATGGCTGAATACTGTCTATTCTACACTTTCCAAGACGAAAGTGGATTGTCAAGAATATTCAACGATAAAGATTGTTTTGTAACTATAAAAAATTACCTGCGAGAAGAAAGAAAGAAATCAGGATTATCGCTGGATGAAATAAACATATTGGTAGGCACTGCTTCAATGGCGGGTCGCCATTATTTTGCAGATAGTCAATGGTGTATGCCTACAAAAGAGCATTACTTAAAACTACAAAAGACTGGATATTTCCGCCGTGAGTATGAGGACTTGCGCCGTGAATATGAGGACTTGCGCTACACATTCAATAATCAGAAAACCCATCATTCTGTGTGGAATTATGAAATAGCAGGCAAAAATGGACATATAACACCAAAGCCAGAACCGCTTATAAAAAACATTATTTTACATTCTAGTAATGAGAATGACATAGTTCTTGATCCGTTCATGGGTTCTTGTACAACCGGCGTTGCATGCGTACAGACAGGACGGAAGTTTATCGGAATTGAGATCGAGCCAAAATATTTTGAGATAGCCGTCAAGAGAATCAGGATGCTCAACAGCAAATGAGATTTGACTTCTCCTAACAAAGGAATATAATAAAGATATGGGAAACAATCGGAAATTTCTATTAAAGAACCATTTAGAGGCTGTGTCTGTAAACCCTTTTCCGAGGTGTTTCCCAGAAACAGGCGCAGCCCCTAAGTGGTTTTTTGATTGGAGGAGAAGATGGCTTGGATAAAATATGATGGAAAACCGGTAGAAGTTAATATAACTAGATTACCCGTTACAATCATTGAGGTTTGGGCGAAAGCAAAAGACGGTTGTCTTTCTATCCCAGTCTTTGATGAACAAATTTTTGAAACTCTTGATGATTACAACATGGGAATTAGCTTGCGTGATAAAAAAGAGAAAGAACATAAATAGATCTGAAATAGAAGCAGCAAAAAATAAAGTAGATACAGATAATCCAGCAATGGCTATCTGTATGGCTTGTCTAGAAGCTATTAATAAAAACGATTAGCACGGATGGTTTTTGATTGGAGAGAGGATACAATAAATGCCACGAGGCAGATTTATCAGCAAAGAAATAAGTTTTGACAAAACAGTGAACGAGCTATCCTGCTTTGAATCCATGCTCGCTTTTACCTGGTTGATTCCTCATCTCGATCGAGAGGGACGAATTTATGGGGATCCAGCAGTTGTGAGATCTGCCATATTTCCTCGTAGAAGCGATATAACCATAGAGCAAATGGAATCATTCATACAGGAATGGCATGATAACACCCTTATCATTTGGTACGAGGTAGACGGAGATAAATTTATCTGGTTTCCTAACTTTGAAAAACACCAGGTAGGTTTGAATAAGTCGAGAGAAGCAGAATCAACGATCCCAGCTCCATCCGAACAAGATATTGAGCAATACATGAGTAGATCAGGAGTAAGTCAGGAGGAAATCACTGTTAAGTTAAGTAGAAGTTTAAGTTTAAGTAAAGTTAAGTTAAAGGATAAGGTTAAGTATGAAGAACAAGAAAAGCGCACTACTTTTCCATCACTTTCTTCTTACTTTCACAACCTATCCGGATTAGAAATCACTGACAAATGGGATAGCGCTGAGGAACGCCTAAAAAAAGAAGGCATTACTCCATCTGTTTTAGAACAAGCCTGGATGGAAATTAAAGATAAACAGGGATACAAAATTGTTGGTTTGCAATCAATGGTCAATGCCTGTATGGCAGTTAAGAGCTCCCGGAATTATCAAAAATTAAAACAAAAAGATTATGATAAGTGGGCTATGCCAAAGGAGGAAAACAAATAATGGACGGAAGATTTATCCCAAAACATACTGGTAACAGAGGGCTTGTTTTTGTCTCCCTCGGCGAACTATACAGAATAGAAAATGGAAGGTTTACAGCAATATGTGCTAGTTGTCTCCATGCAGAAACAATAAGTGCTTCTAAAAAAGAGATTGCTATCAAAATCCTTGAAGAGAATGGATGGATGCAAAGAATTGATGGTCTATGGGTTTGTCAAATATGTATTGGAAATCAGGAGGAAGAATGACAAAAATAGACAAGAGTTTTTCAGATAAATGTGATGAACTAATAAAAAACTTGCCAAAACCGCTAACGCAGACGGAAGAGATAGTATGGCATAAGTTTCCAGAAGAAAAACCACCAAACGATGAACTTAGACGTTATCTATTGGAGGTTGCTTCTGTTAGTTTTCAGGATGGCATTATTTCGTTCTCTAGCCATGAATTTGTGGAAGCAACGTATTATCCAAAGGGCATGATGATAAACCATGACCCCCATTGGGAACGTACTGCTATACAAAACAGAGTAATTCTGTCGTGGGCTTTACTCCCGAAAGGATGGCAAGAATGACCACGCTTGACGAAATCCGCGCCATGACGGATGAGGAAATGAACGTAGCGATAGCTATTGAGGTGATGGGGTGGAATAAAAAGTATTTGCAATATGCAGTATATATATGTTGGTGGTGGTGCTCTAAAAACAAGGGCGGTGACTTGGTTCCAGTTCATAGATGTGTTGCTTATGATCCCGTGGTAGATCTTAACCTGTGCCATAAAGCAGAGTTGTACCTAACAAATACATGCAATCTTCATGCACGTTTTGTGAGAATACTCGGTGAGATGGGTTGGGGAGGAAATCCCACTATTCCACCTCGCCAACGTTGTGAGGCTATGCTTGCAGCAGTACGAGGTACTAAGTGAGAGTGCTGGTAGCATGCGAGTTCAGCGGGATAGTACGGGAGGCATTCAAGGCGCGCGGACACGATGCGTGGAGTTGCGATTTGCTTCCGACGGAAATACCAGGCAACCATATTCAAGGAGATGTATTGGATATTCTTGGTGATGGTTGGGATTTGATGATAGCTCATCCGCCGTGTACGTATTTGAGCATTGCGAGCGCATGCAGGCTTTATCCACAAAAGGGAGTATTAGACAAAGAAAGATATAAAAAGGGATTGGAGGCTAGAGAGTTTTTTATGCAATTCTATGATTCTGATATTCCAAAATTTTGTATAGAAAATCCAGTTCACCTAAAGGTATTTAACCTCCCGCCATATAATCAAATTATCCAACCCTATGAATACGGTCATCCTTATAGCAAGAAAACGTGTTTGTGGATTAAGGGATTGCCAGATCTTGTTCCTACAAATATAGTTACAGAGAATATTGTTTCTTGGGTAAGCGGAGGATCAAAAGATAATTATGGGCGACCGCGTAAAAACAAAGGAACATTAATAAGGGATTCAAAGACAAGATCGAAAACCTTTCTTGGAATTGCCGAAGCAATGGCAGAACAGTGGGGTGAGCATGACCGATAGTCCGCTTGAAGCCTCCCTCCTGCAGCAGATCCGCTGGGCTGGATTGCCTGAACCGGTGTGTCAGTATCGCGCCTGCCCTCCCAGACGCTACCGATGGGACATGTGCTACCGCGAAATCAGGCTGCTTATCGAGATACAAGGTGGAGTCTGGCAGAAGGGCGGGCACAGCACCGGTGCAGGAATTACGCGGGACTGCGAAAAGAACAACCTTGCGGTCCAAAACGGATGGCGCATTCTGTACTTCACCGGCGACATGGTGAACAGCGGAGAGGCATTGCGGGTGATAGAGAAGGAGTTAGGAAGGTGATGCACAAAGATAAGGTTGTACTGGGTGACTGCACGCTATATCTTGACATTACACTGTAATATAGTGTACAATATTTAAACTATGAATAAAAGATTTAGAAAAGGCAAAGAAAATCCATTGTGGAAAGGTGGAAAAAGCCATGATGCGAATGGCTATATAACCATCACGGCGACCGGAAAAAGAGAACATCGCATCATAATGGAAAACCATCTTGGTAGAAAACTACTAAAAACAGAGATTGTGCATCACAAAAATGAAGATAAGACAGATAACAGAGTAGAAAATCTCGAAATAATGACAAGGGCCGAACACAACAGAATTCATGGAAATGGACAATTGCTAATTTGCAAAAATTGCGGCAAAGAGAAGTGGTATCCAAAGAGTGTAATTGATCGGCTTGCGAATTCGCCAGAGGAATATTTATGTAAAAAGTGTTCGATGGGAAGAAATCATAAAAGAATATGTCAAAGATGTGGAAATGAATTTCTTGGTGGTCGCAATGCAAGGTATTGCGAAAATTGCACAAGAAAGAATAAAAGCAGATGATAAAGGATGAAGTTACTCTTGGAGATTGTCGCTTAATACTTGGCGATTGTCTTGAAGTGATGAAGGAGATACCCGACAAGTCTGTGGACGCGGTTATAACCGACCCGCCGTTTGGCATTGATTTCAAATACAACAGCTACGATGATACAGGCGAAGGTTATGGTGAATGGATTTGGTCTGTTATTGAGTTGGCGGAGAGTAAGTGTAAACCGGGAAGTCCTATATTCGTATTTCAGGCAATGCTCAATGCTACAAAGTTTGCAAAGTGGTTTCCGAGAGATTGGCGTATATTTGCAGCAATTAAAAACTTTGTTCAAATGCGCCCAACGGCAATGCAGTATTCTTACGACCCTGTATTAGTGTGGTGGACAGATGGAGATAAGTATAGCGAAGGAACATTGAGCCGTGATTGGTTTATAGCCAATACAAGTCCGTCATCGCATAAGGGGTTGAATGATGTAAAATGGCATCCGTGTCCGCGTCCTCTTGACCAGATGAATCATATTGTAAACCAATGGGTTAGACCAGATGGGGCTGTATTAGACCCATTTATGGGTTCTGGCACAACGGGCGTAGCGTGTGTGCAGACTGGCAGGAAATTCATAGGGATTGAGATAGATCCGAAGTACTTTGAGATATCTGTCAAGAGAATCAAGGACGCCCAACAACAGATGAGGTTACCGCTATGATTCAATTATCACCAACCACCCTAAAGACCAACCGCGTGTACTCGTTCACCGAAACCGAGCGCTCACATCTGCGCGACCCCTGGATGGAGCTGGTGTACTCAATCATCGAGATTGCCTGCATGGAGGCACAGGGACGGTTTGCGGACAGTAAGCTGAACCCAACGGTGCGCCAGCGTAGGACGGCGAACGCCCGCGCATGGTTGCAGGGGGACGAGTGCGCATGGTACTGCGAGATATTAGAGATCGATCAGAGTAGACTGGTGCGAGGATTGAAAATCAGCCGCATGGAAAGGTACGAGAGAGTACCACTATTTGAAATGGAGGAAATGACTGCATGAGATACAAACCGAGTGAAAGTAGCGACAAGGTCACCACAGCCGTGAACCGCGCCTATGGGAATCTGACCATCGCCGAGAAGCAGCACGTTGACAGGCAGATAACGCTGTTGAAGCGCTATCTGGACGACCACCGACCAGCAGAGCGCTCATACGTGGCAGAACAATCGCTGGTGGAACTGGTGGGGAAATTGGGAATGTGGATAAACAAAAAGGAGCAGCACAAAATAACAAAACAGTGATATAATGGACGCATAGGAAATGATTAAATGAATAAAAATATAGAAATGCGTTTTTGGAAGTATGTTGATGTACGCGGAGAGAACGAGTGTTGGGAATGGAAGGCATCTAGAGACAACCACGGATATGGTCAATTAAGCTCTACATACAAAAGATCGCCATTAAAAGCGCATAGAATTTCTTGGGAAATTCATAACGGAGAAATACCAAATGGATTGAACGTATGCCATAAATGCGATAATCCAAGTTGCGTAAATCCAAACCACTTATTTGTAGGAACACAACGCGAAAATATGATAGACGCCTATAAAAAGAAAAGAATTGATAATTATACTCATGGGCTAGGAGAAAATAATAACTCTGCAAAGTTAACAAACGCAGAGGTCAAAATAATAAGAGAAGAATATACAAATGGGGCAACAATGGAGCAGCTGGCGCAAAAATATAATCACACAAATATAGCCAGAATAGTTAGGAACAATGTTTATAAAGATAAAAATTATAAACCAATAAATGCAAATGCGCGTCCGCGACCAACCAGAAGGGCATTAAGCGAAAAAGAAATTCTGGAAATACAGACATCCCGTCTGTCAAGTAGAAAACTGGCAAAAATATATAATGTTAGCAAAACAACAATACTAAAAGCAAGAAACGGAGGATATGATTGTGTCTTATCATAAATTAATTTTGGTGGGTTATTGTGGCTCTAGTCCAGAAATAAGATATTTACCATCCGGTCAGGCTGTTACCACCTTCTCGGTTGCAACCGACCGCAGCTACAAGAACGCGGATGGAAACCAGGTGAAGATCACTACATGGTTCCGCGTGTCTGTGTTCGGGAAGCAGGCGGAGAGTTGCAATCAGTATCTGAACAAGGGCAGCATGGTTCTGGTGGAAGGCACGCTGAATCCCGATAGGGAGACCGGCTCACCCCGTGTGTGGACTTCGCAGAGTGGCACTACGGGCGCAAGCTATGAGGTGATAGCGCAGACCGTGAGATTCCTGTCTACGAAGCAGGAGCGGGAATCTGGGCGCAGTGAAACGATAGATGAAAGCGACATACCGTTTTAGGAGGATGGAATGATTAAAAAATATTATGCGTTTTTGTCATTCCTTTGGCTCATCGCATCTGCTCTGTGCGCTCTGGAAATTGTGACACTTGATTTATCAACCGTTGCTTTTTTCACGTGCATGGCGCTTGCAAATACCAACATCATTTATTTTGCCCTGGAGAATAGAAATGAAAAAGATTCCTGACCACTTTGTTGTAGACGGCTACGAGGTGCGCTTCTTGCAGAGCGCACCGGTTACGGTATGCGTGATCCGATCGCTGAAGGATCTTGCAGCGCGCTATACCGGCATTGCGGTTTGTAATCCTCACGATAAATGGGATGAGGCAACCGGTAGGCATAAGGCAATGAAATCAGCCATTGAATGCAGGCAAAGCAGCCCCAGTACGCCATTGTGCGGAAACATTCTCGTTACCTGCACATTTTCTTATGGTAATGAATTGCCGGTTAAAGCCATTCAAAAGGCTTATTGGGAACACTATAAGGGGGTAGAGGGATCTGGTTGACAATAACCAAATTCAGTTATAGGAGGACGAAAGGAGAAAAAAGATGAAAGTAATTGATACAGAAAGAATTCCTATCAAGCTGTGGTTGGATGATATTGAGCCAGAGGCTCTTGCCCAAGCCAAAAACCTTGCAAACTTGCCTTTTGTGTATAAGTGGATCGCTATTATGCCAGACAGTCATTGTGGGTATGGTATGCCAATCGGCGGCGTCATGGCAACAATTGGCATAATTGTCCCCAATGCGGTTGGTGTAGATATCGGTTGCGGAATGATGGCGGTCAAAACTTCTTTGAATGTTATTGACACTGATACTATCAAAAAGATTATGGGCGAAATCCGCAAAGTTGTTCCGGTTGGATTTTCTCATCAGCAAGAAGCACAAGAATGGTCTGGATTTGATAATGCCCCTCATAGCGTTGTCATTCAGCAAGAACTTGAATCTGCCAGAAAACAGATCGGAACACTTGGAGGAGGGAATCATTTTATCGAAATTCAAAAAGGCAATGATGGGCATATTTGGTTGATGCTTCATTCTGGCAGTCGTAACTTTGGATTAAAAACAGCCAATTATTATCATAAGAAAGCGGTAGGCTTATGTGAGCGCTGGTATTCTGAGTTGCCAGACAAAGACCTGTCTTTCCTACCAATAGAAACAAACGAAGGAAACGAATATTATGAAGCAATGAATTTCTGTCTGAAATTCGCACAAGCCAATCGTGCACTAATGATGAAGCGAATAACTGATATCGCTTATTCGATCACCGGCGCTACTATTTTGGACGAAATAAATATCCATCATAATTACGCGGCATTCGAACATCATTATGGCAAAGATGTTTTGGTTCATCGTAAGGGCGCTACAAAAGCAACCGCAGGATTGCGTGGGATTATTCCTGGTTCTATGGGAACGCACAGTTATATTGTATGTGGTAAAGGAAATCCAGAATCTTTTAGCTCTTGTTCTCATGGTGCAGGCAGAGCGATGGGAAGAAAGGAAGCAAAGCGTACTCTTGTCCTAGAAGATGAACAGAAGAAGATGGAGGGAATTGTGCACGGACTTCGCACCGAGAAAGAACTAGATGAGGCTCCTGGTGCATACAAAAATATAGATGTTGTTATGCATAACCAGCAAGACTTGGTGGACGTGATGGTGGAATTGACCCCACTAGGAGTTATAAAAGGATGAATAAACCACAGAATGTGATCAGAAATGTGTGGTGATAGCAGTTATTACTTGCTGAAGCAGGCCTTGCTATCCGCTTACCCAATGTGTGAGGTGTGCGGTTTCAGACGTTCATTCGAAGTTAATCACTGCCTGTATCATGTTCACAAGAGGAAATTCGATCCGGTATTCGATAGTTTCGAAAATTGCCAGGCGGTTTGCCATGAATGCCACATGAACGGTCGCGCTCACTGGCGCAGCACGAAAGAGGATCACTGGAAGAAGCGCAAAAGCGAAGGATTCGATATGTTGGCATGGAACGAAACTGTGCCGGCAACGAGAAGGGAAGGATGGGAGTGATTGCTCCAAGAGTTCAAAATGATCTGGAGGAGAAAAGATGCCGAGGGACTGGGACTTGCCCTGAATGAAGAACTATATGGTCTTCCAATGTCAGAGGACATCCAAAAGGCGCAGGAAGCAATGAGGCTACACATCGCGTTAGTTGAGAAGGAGAAAAAATGAATAAGCCAATATCAGAAATGACCCCCACTGAATTGCGAATTGCCTGCGCCGAGAAGATGGGATGGAAAATAGAAGCCGATAAAAGCGACCCGCAATATAACTGCCTTGTTAATCCTAAGGGATTTTACAAATCCATCATCCGAAATGGAACTGTACAAGACTTTTGCGACAACGGAACTTTGCCACGTTATGACGAAGACCGCAACGCATTGCAGGAATTGATCTTGGCAGTGCCGGAGGAGAACAAAATGAGGGATAAGTTTATCTGGGATTTGGCGGGAGAAATTGGATGGGATAATCTAAGAGAAAACATTGCTGATAGAATCTTTGATTTGCTAACCGCCCCGCCAGAAGCCATCATGCGAGCGTTTCTGAAAGTGATGGAGGAATAATGAAAAAGGATAAGAACATACTACACAGACTAGGTTTTGACACCTGTGAGGATATTCCGACCTACGAAATGGACGATGGCGTATGGGGTTGGAACATGCTGTTTTGGATCCTCTTTGTAGCCGGCATACTGGCACTGATCGCATCCATAGTGTCCTATCTGGTGGGATAAAAACTATCAGAAACTATCAATGTGAAATAATAGATGTGTATTATTTTATGTTTGGAGGTATAATTGCTGCAACAGAACCGCCCACGCCTCTGCTTAGCACGCGCACCGAGGGCGGTCACTTTAATTGAATATCAAATATAAATAAGGTAAAAATGGAAGAAGCAAATGCTTAAGATAATTACTGTTGTCGCAAGCATGAAAAATAAAGTTTGTTGCTATTGGATATGGTAATATAAACAAAGTGAAAAAATGACCTGGATCACGTCAGACACTCATTTCGGGCACCGGAACATAATCGAATATTGTTCGCGTCCTTTTTCTTCTATTAATGAAATGGATGAGGCATTAATATCATGCTGGAATGCGGTTGTAAAACCAAATGATATTATCTATCATCTGGGAGATTTCACACTCAAAAAGTATGCGGATGAATATCTTGATCAACTAAATGGAAAGATACTATTTATTCCTGGTTCTCACGATTATTGGCTGAAAAAAGTGGATCTGAACAAATATAAGGGGAAACTAGAGATTCTTCCTCAACTCTATTCAATAAAACTTTTCGGGGAACGAATAGTACTGTGTCATTACCCGTTGGCTTCATGGGAAGCTTCTTTTCACGGGTCATTACATTTTCACGGTCACTCACACGGAAACATGGATCAAATTCCTAATCGATTTGATGTAGGGGTTGATTGCAACGATTTCTATCCACACAACCTTGAATGGTCGGTGGTAAACTGGCATATAAACAAAGAGCGCCCCTAAAGAGCGCCCCGATAGTGAACCCACTATCTCCCTCCGATTAACGGATTAAGTATAGTATACCATTAACTCATGGTTATTATCAACCTTCTTGCACTTATTGTCAACCAAAATTATTTTCTAAATTGACTATAAAAGTGTAAGATACTATCTTACAAAATGTCTATGGATTTGTAAGTTACTGGAAGAATGTTTCTAATTAAAGCATCAGCCGCCCTTTCGGACGGCGTCAGCAGTCGCTCGCCGATGTTCTGGCGAGAGGCTCCTTTTGGAGACATAATCCTAACCGCGCTCTTGCGCGGGGGTAACCATACCGCCACCCATTAGTCCCATGTTCGGGGTGGTCAAGCCCTGTTTGCTATCAGATAGCGATAAACATTTGTAATGGGTCAGGGCTTGAGAGAGAGTAACCTTCGGACTAACTCTTAGGTAGGCACTCTCATCGTGATACATAAACTATCTTAACTAATAAAGAAATTCATCAATTTGATCTTCACAACTACGTTGAAAATCCACAATAATACTAATCGCGTCTTTGACGGCTTTTATATCGCTTTCCGATTCTAACATTTCTTCTGGTTTTAAGTATCCACCATCCGTAAGATCGTACCAAAAATCACTTGTTGAATTTGTACACCCCTTTTTAATTTTCATTTTCACTCCCTTTTATTGTATAGCCAATGTCTGGGCTAGCCATAGTCAGGATTTGTTTGGTCACCTGATTTGTGCGCTATACCCCTAAGCATTGCTACGGATTTTACTCGCCTCTGGGGTGGCTACCGTATCAAGTCGCACATAAGCTTTGCGTGTCCCTACCACGCCGCTATGGCTAAGACTATGTTTTCCTGCATATCTGCTTTAATCACCCGCTGTGCGGATGCCCACACAAACCACGATCGGTAGCAGATCAGGGGGATGTTATACCTCTTCTTACCAGAGAGGCTCGTAGTTTTTTCTGCCCGTAGGATGCAGGATTGGTAAGGTTCAAAAGTTGTCCAGGTTGCTCAGTCCATTTGCATTGGCTATCCTCGCAGATGAATCCGCCGACAACCGCAACATCTGTACTGCCCTCGATGCAACTCCGTACCCATTATACCATTAATAATTCCACTCAATTAAATTTCCCTCTTTATCATGGTGAGTGGTATCTTTTATCAATTGTTCTGTGTAATCTTCCCCGATATATTTCTTTCCCTGATAATATGCTTCTCCATCTTTTATCATAATGGGATCAATGTAACATTCTTCATCATTGTAATGGATAACAGCAAACCCCTGCTGCCAGTTCGGACGGGCATCAAATCCGGGCACTTTCCCGTCAATCCTGCAAAGACAACCCGGGCTGAACGCTTGAATATAATTGGTTTTTCCGTTCCTGTGTTCGGTTCTAATCGCCCATTCAAAGCGGTGGATATGCCCGAATATTTCCGTATAGGTTCCTTCCTTTGCGATTGCTGCAGCAGTTGCGCCAGACCCTTTTCTAGCAATATTTCCATGCCGAACAACGACCCTGTCATTTATCCAGTATTCCGTTTCTGGATAGTTCCCGATATATTTTATGTTCAGCGATGGAAGACCAAGCAAGGATGGCATACTCATAACTGCCAGACCGTCAACGTTGTCAGCAGAACGCAAGCCGTAAGCAGGAAGCAAGTGTTTCATTATCATATCTTCGGGTCTCTTTTCGTGATTGCCCTCGAAGTAGATCATGTCCGCATTCGGTTGCATTTTACGAAGCATTCCACAGATCCAAGAATTTTCACAGAGAGCGGATTGTGTGTTGAAATAATACGCTGGTTTCCTGGTGAATTTGTCAGACCACATAGCGTTATCTTGCCAGTCGCCACCCATGACAACCAGATCAAAACTCTGTTCGCGGCAGAATTGAAATGCAATATCAATCGCTTTTCTATCGTGAAACGGAGCAAGGCTTTTACTGCGCATGTTCTGTTCAAAACCTATTTGTGTATCGAACAGAAGCAGTCCTTTTTTATATTCTTTTTTCTCTGATTGTACTTTTCTGAAATTGCCTACGTTGATATTTATAGGACTTATTACCGGCTCGATCGGTTCAGGATGTTTTTTGGATAACCATATTTTTACTTGATACAGTGGGGATGTTTTTATCGTTCCATGATCGTTTATCCCAACTTCCCATTTATTGGCGACCCATCTATCAACAGTCCATACCTCTAAGTCTATCTTGCATTCCCTTATTAAATCTTCAAGCGTTTTGATTCTTTTTGATTTTGAATCAATAATGCGCTCGTTATTATTTTCTGTGTCCTCCACTTGCTCTTTTGTATCAGCCCCATTTACCGTCTGATTAGACATGGCTGCATTGTGTCTTAATGTTTTTATTGTGTTTACTTTTATTCCAGTTAGTTCAGATATTTCCTTTTGAGGTTTTCCTAATTTCAGAAGTCGCAACGCTTCTTGTTTTTGGGATTCTGTGTACTTAGCCATAGGATGCCTCGCATAATAACAGTTCGTCGGTCAAATAAGCCTCCTGTCTGTTAACCTATGCGATTATTATACCCTACAAATTAGTGAAATATGACGCTCGCCTGACCCGTAATGAGCGACCAGATAAGGGTAATGATAAGGCTGCAAAATGCCACCAGAAGCCATTTCCCAGCCCCCACGAACGCGTCTATCTTCGTGATAACCTTATCTGTGTCATGTCGCCATTCCTCAAGGTCTTTGAAATCGTCCTTTATTTCTTTTATGTCTGTACACATTTCATTAATGCGCGCGTCCTGATTGATGTCCTTCTTTTCAAGCGACTGGATGCGGACTTCGTGCCCGTCAATTTCTTTTTTTAGCGTTGCTGTTGGAAATGTTGTCATATTTGTAGTCCTATATTTGATAGAATCCAGTCAATGCAGCGCGCTTCCCGCCGCTGGCAGTCCATCCAGCAGATGCCATATTTGAGTAGATGTCAATGGTTGTATCCCCTCCCGATGAGATAGCCCATCGGGCTGCTCCAGTTAGGAGCGACCCATTGTCAACCGCGAAAGTACAGGCGCCCCCAGAAATCCCATTCGATGGCACCGGCACAGAGATTGTGAACTGGGTTGCACTGGAGATACCATTGACGCCCATATATATACTGAAATAGAGCAAATTCCCGATAATCCAGAATCTACTCACCACGCTAGTAGGATCTGCACTAAAACCGATAAAGGCAGGAGTCCAACTATGATACCCTGGGAAGCCGACAGGGCTTATATCCCTGCTGTAATAGATATCTGTTATTGGTGCATTCGCTACCGAGTAAACATTTCCACCGGTTACGGTTAATAGAGCACTTGTGACACCTGTAACATAAAAATATTTGTATTCCCCACCTTGCTTGAATCGGATTTTGTCTCCGACATTATTCCTGTATGTTGCGCCAGCCGGAACGTTTATGGTTGTTGGGCTGGCATAAGCCCATGAATTAGCTATAGGGTACCACCCGCCATCACTTATGCCAGCTCCACTAAACATAACTATCCATTTTGACATCCCCGAATCATATATTGCCAAACAAAAGTCCTCGTTATTATCCAGTACATAATCCTCTCGACCCACACAATAGAGATTACCTACGTTATGTCTAACAATGACCGTTCGAGCATAACTGATAGGACGAAATATTAAGATGGATGCTTCTTCAATATTTGTCCCCAGCAAAATAGATTCTAGGTCGTCTTCCTCAGAATTCCCCTCCGTATCTATCGTATGATAATTTCCAGTTGCGGTAACAATACCACTTGAGATGGTGAGTTCTGTCGCGCCAACGAAAGCGAATGTATTCCATAGCTTTGCGAGATAGTTTTGCAGTGTGTTGATGTGCGCCGCAAGAACATCGTGTATAGAATCTGTCTTATTGGTAAATGAAATTGTTTCTCTTGTCATCAATCCCCCTGGGTATTATTCATTTATTCAGTATAAAACTCTTGTAGATATTCCGGCATCCATTCAACGCGCCCGCCATAAACCTGATAAATGATCGCATACATTTCTGCGTCATTTGTATACTGTTTATCTGCCATTGTTCTCCTATCCGCAATGAATGTTACTGGTCATAAAATCGCTCCTATTAAAGCGCACAATATAATTGCGCCTATTAACCCAATAATTGCCAAAATCAGTACCGCATATACTTGAGCATCTGGGTGAATTTTATAGTCTCTCATATTATTCTCCTATTAACAGCACCTCGAGATACGCAGCTTGTAAATCGAGATCAACGCCACTACTTTGCGCAGCATATAATTCAACATAATCTGATGCGCTTAGTCGCACTATGACACTGGCATTGAGGAAATTTGCAAAGGCAGATGATGCCGACATAGCTTGTTTCCGATCATTTATTATGTTCGATCCATTTTTTTTGATTACCAACGATCGCGCGCCAGATGTGTTGCCTTCCCATTGTATATTTCCAATAACCAAGTACAGAGCATCTCTATCGACCGTAATTCTACTATTATTTGTAGTAAGGCTGTGCCACCCCGGAGCGTCCTCATCCTCTGCATTGAGATTTACAACCGATTCTTCTAATGTTCCACTAGAAGAAAATGTCTGATAACCACTTCTTTTTGCGATACATACTGCCCCTAGTTCTTTCCCCCACTCCGGCGCTGTTGCGCCAGAATTGACACGAAGCACCTGCCCAGCAGTGCCAATCGCCAGCCTTGCTAGAACTGAAGCGGAACTGGCATATGCAATATCTCCAGCGGTGGTATATGGGAACAGCGTAGAAATATTTTCCTTCCAGTAGGTATTTCCGTGAGCAGCAGTGATAAGCTGATTAGTTACGTAAGTTGGTATCGCTGTGTAAGCCATTTTTCCCCCTTATGGCATTGTTCTGTTTTTCTAAATCCCTAACCGTTTCACCTGGTATCCACGAACGCGAGAGAGGCAGCGGCTTTCCATCCACCAAATCAAAGGCTGTAGGTTCTGCCAGTGTCGCTCTCTCTATCCGGTGTGTGCCAAATTTTACCGTTACTGGTCTTTCAAGAACAAGTTTTTCAATTTTCGCACGTTCTTTTTTTTCTGGAAATATGACTGGGCGCGGCTTCCCTTTATTTTCATAATTTCCACAGGAAAAACAGTAAAATATTGGCTCGTCTGGGTCAACAGCCTCTGCTCCACCACACTCACAGCGCGCTATCCATTGCCCCCAGTTTATCTCTGCTTCCACCGCTTTCCCGCACACTTCGCTATCATCAAATGGAGTATCGAGTACGCCTTTCGCCTCCATCTTTTTGCTGATGTTCTTTATGCGCTGACTGATGGTTTTCGCACCCTCGCGCATTGCATAATCTTTCGCCGTAATTATTTTATCCATTTACCACCCCATATAGGTTTCGCTTCCCAATAACGATTGCCCCAAAATCCAGTATAAACTTCCTCCTGTATCATAAGCTGGGAAGAATGATATTTCTGTGCTGACCAACTGGCAGGTATCACTTTTTGATTTATGTTTAATTTTACCAACTCTGAATTCCTGATCGATTCCAAGTGAATCGAGCTGCAATGTAACACGGTCATATAATTCAAGCCCGAACTGTATTTCGGGTCTGTTCTCAATAATGATGGTTGGGAATGCATTCGGATTTCCAAGAAATCTCTTGAGAAAGCCGGCAAAGTCCACCGCTGTGTTGTAGTCTTGCTGCCACGGCAGATCGAGTTCCATTTCTCGCGGATAGTCGTCTGCCCCTGTTCCCTCTTCAATGACAGTTGTGACATCCGGTGAAGTAACTGCTTTCCCGCGAACAGTGGCAAGCGTGACATATCCGCCAAATCCGCTGTTATTTGTCAAGGTCAGTTTCGCTGTTTTTGAGAATTTGTTTGCTACGACACTCCATCCAGAAGTAAGATCTGATCCAGAGCCATCAGAGGCGGTGTTCATCGTATAATCTGTTGTCGCCACAGGGTCCACAATATCAACAGCAGGAACGTTCACTCCATCATATGTATATTCAAGCCAGATAACAATGGAATCACCATCATCAACATAAGGCGTTTCTCGCAATGTCCAAAGGTTCGATTCTGCCTGTTCTATCAATGGATGAGCATTGACCTTTATGATATTTCTTTGAAATTCCCACGGTTGCGGGAGCGAAACGGTTTTCAATATTTCATCTTCTGTGATGGTCATAACGGATGTATCTGTTCTATGGCGCGAATAATACGTTGCCGTTCCATCCGCTGCAACGAAAAAGTATCCCATTCCGCTATTGGCTATATCCTCTATTTCCGATTTCGCCTTTTTTCCAGTTGTCCACCAATACCCGATAGGATCAGGCGCTGTGTCTATTGACCTCCCCCAAATAGAAGGGTATGAAATATCATCAAGTATCAGTTCTATGGCATCATCCGCGTAAATTCCTTCATGAAGCTGCACGCTGGGTGTCCTGTCCTGCAGCCAACGCATCCCGCAATCAATGACAAGATCAACCTCATCCTTTCTTCCATAGGGCTTGATGTCCGTGAGTATGCCTGTTATCAGATGATAGTCTGTTCCATCAATGCCATTTCTCAGCCACAACCGCGCTTTTTTTCCAGTAGCCAGATACCCGTATAGTTCAGATAGTGTATTCCACGGATCATATTTCCCATCATAGTTGTCAAGTGTGCAAATGGCGTATCCTATTGGGTTTGTTTCAAATCCATTTCCATCTGCCGACAAGTAGAAATCCCGTCCACGCTCAGTCTGAAAACGCGTCATGCGTACAGCTTCGTTGCTTCCGTCAAATACATCGTCATTATCCCAGTCAATCTCAAGCGCCAATAATAAATTCGTGTTGACCGAAGCACCGTATTTTTCTTCAGAATACTTGAAAGTTCCGTAGCGTGCCATTTATGCCCCCGAGAGAACCTGTCTTACCGTTGTTCTGATGATCGGGGCAAATTCTCGTTCAACAAA